GACCACTAGCGCGATGCAGCGAATTGCGCCTGCTCGCTTCATATTCGGAGCCATCTGCTGCCAGTGGTATATCCACGCTTTCAGCAATTTCTCGTAGTCGCCTTTCCGCAACCGCTTCAACTCCCGCCCCTCGGCGCGGAGAGCGTCAGCCCGTGCGCTGTGAGGATGACCGCGCAATTCCAGATACTCTGCTTCCTGTTCGCACGCGGTTTTAGCCATTGCTCGACTCCTTGCGCCATACGTCTATCAAATCATCGAAAGGTATGTTTTCCTGAATGTTCCGCTTGAAGATGCGGGCAAACTGTTCAGCGTGCATTCGGCGGACGACCTCATACCGTTCAGCGTTATCCCTCATACCCTCGACCTCTGCGCGAAGGGCGGCGACCTCGGATTCGAGGGTGGCGATGTAATCACGGACAGAAGGGTTTTCGGCAGCAATAGCCGTTACGCAAAAAGTTTGCCATTGATTCCGCAGTGACTTGTGAATATCGACCTCAAGCAACCATTCTTCATGCGTCGGCTCGCGGTACGTTCCCGGCCATTTCTTCCAGTCGCCATATTGCTGGCTTGCAGGTGGCTGTGCGACCATTGGTTTATTGCTCACGATTTCCCCTCAATCTCGCGCAGGACGCGATTCGCATATTCTTCAACACTGAATTGTCCGGGCCAATCAAGGTCGCCTATCGCTTTCAGCGCCTCCACCGCAGCGTCGCGCTGGCGCTTCAATTCTCGGCAATACTCCCTGTGCATGCACGCATTGAAGTCGCTGTGAATGTCCGTCTGCCACGCCACCGGCTTTTCGCTCATTTGCACCCCCCCGTAGTCCCGATCAGATCAATCATCCCGATAAGATGCGCCGCAACCAATAGCATTGTGATAAAAACCGCCGAGACTATCGCGCCATTGCCGAAGGACAAGCCCTTTTCTAGCCGAATGTCCTTCTCATGCTGCGCGATAAGCTGGTTGACCAGAAAGCCCTGTTGCTCGTTGAGAGTTTCGGGGGTCATATTACCGGCTCCTGCGCAGGCGGCATTAGAGCGGCTTTACGGGCGTCTTTCGCACGGTCGAACTCTGCTAGCGCATCAATGTCATGCGCTGCATTAGCGGCTTTGTACGCCGCCCCGTAAGCCTTTTTAAGTGCTTCCTGTGTGTCGGCTTTCTTGATGGCTTCCATATGCGCTGCTACCGTTTCGCTGCGGAGTTTCGTATTGGCAGCGCCTCCCGCCGCCCATTCCGCGATCAATTTCCCGGACGCTTCGGTTATTGGCGTATCCAGCGGGAACAATGCTTTATGCTGTTCCTGCAACTTGATCGGCTTCGGAATGCCCGGATGGTCGGCAAGCAGTAGGAAAGACGCGGTAAGTTCAAACGGTAGATTCTTTTCACAGACTGGAATCCATCCGTCTATCCCGGTCAGGGATTGCTTGGGGACAATTTCTAGCTTTCCGTTGACTTTGACCATTTCAATCTTTTGCTCGGCACGGAAACACAGAATCAGATGCGCCTTGACCTGTAAAAGCCGCTGGACCATGTGCTTGTGCGCCATCTTCGGCTTGATCCATGCCGCCATTTTGACCCGTTCACGCTTGGCGTAATCGTTTCCTGCCATGCGGTCAAGTTCTTCTTCCTGCCAGTCCAAAACGCCGCCATCGCCTGCCCATACGTGCGACATGCTATCAACGACGATTACTGGATAACCCGCCTTGTCAGCAGCGATGATCGCTTCCTCATAAGCCTCCGGGCGAAATGGCGCAGGCAGTTCGGCATGGTCAAAGCGAAATTGATCCGCATAATGCAAGGCGCGTCGAGCCTCGGTGTCAATCACCGCAAACGGCTTGTCTCCGGCGATGCCGGATGCCATACGAAACGCGGAGTACGTCTTACCGGAGCCTGTTCCTCCTATCATCCCAATGAGCAACCCGACGTTTTCTCGGATCGCGGGTTTGAACATAATCATTCTGTTGCCTCCAGTTGTTGTTCCATCCATGCCGCATCTTCCCAAGCAGGCATTTCGGGGTAGCAAATATCTGCGGGATACGCAGGCCAGTTACTCGACTTCACGCATTCGTTCCACGTTTTCAGCGCGTATTCAATCTTCTGCTCACCAAGCATTGCAGCGTGTTCGTCCAGACCGACCATTGAACAGAGGTAAGGCGCTTCCTGTTCCTGCACCAGCCAAAGGTATTTTGGCAATACCCCATGCACCTTTTCCACACCACGCTGATAAAAAGCCGCCGATACGTAATAGCCCATGCGGATCATTTGGGACTTCCCCCATATAGCGGGGGATGCCGTTGTTCCTCCTGTCTTGTAGTCCACAATGATGCTTCGGTCCTTGCTAATCCTGTCTGCGCGAATCCGGCACGGTATATCGCCATCGGTCCAAGTCATTGTTACCTCAGAGTCTCCACCGTCAGACTGGAACATTTCCCATACGGCAGGCTGGCGCGTCTTTAATTCATTGATAAAATCCCTTGCCGCCTGCACCATTGACCGTATTTCGTACATGTCGTCTGCCAAGACCGGAATCTTCCCGGCTTCCCGCGCAGCATCACGCGCTTCCTTGATAGCGTTGTTTGTCCATCCCGATGCCACACCGCCGCCTTTGGCGTTTGGATAGTCCGCAGGATTAAACACTGTGACGCACTGTTCGGACCCCTCAAGCAATATCTCATGCGCGATTGATCCGGCGTCCGACGCTTTTGTATTGCTTTGCCTCGGACGATTCGGGTTAAGCCAAGACTGATACCACGCCGCACGTGGGCATTGCGTCAGGATGGCTTTCAGGATAGACGCGCTCACCGCAGGCATGGTGAGATACTTTTCCATCGGCATTGCTATGTACTCGCTCATATCACCCTCGCATATTCAGCACATTTAGTATCGGCCTTGCTCAGCCGGTTTTTGAGCATCTCGCGCTCGCGTATCAGGTTGTATTCCTCACTGTCAATCTCGGCTAGACGCTGCCGAAGATAGTCGGCTTGTGAGTACCAGTAGGAGAAGAAAAAGTCGCGGAATAGGGTGCGGATCATTTGGCTTTCTCCGTCAGGCCGCGCCAATGTTTTACTGACCATGAAGTTCCATTTAACGGCGCGCTTTTTAGTGCCAATGCTGGCGTTTCATCTCCAACATGCCAATTCTCGCCGTCCCAATATCTGTACCAAACAGGAACGATCGTCATCGCCACTTCATACACCCCAACCCGCACCGGCTTAACCTCCGGCGGATACCACGGCGTCCGTTTCGGATTGCTCATTCATCACCCCCAAGCAGCATCGGCACAAAGCACAGTCCCGCAAGGCAGAGAATGTACAACTCGCCGTTCGTTTCCATCCACAGTTGGAAGGCTTGGAATGTCATTTCGCCTCCGGCTTGTGTTCGATGCAGAGCAATTCATCAATGTTGCGCTGTATCGCTTGCACCTGCTTTTCCGCATGCGCGCGAATTATCTTCTGCTGTTCGCGGTATGTATTAATCGTTCCGCTACGCAAAACGGAATCGGGTACACGGTGGAATGGCACATCAACTTCTTGAATGAACGTGTAATTACTTGGGGTCATATCCTTGATTGACCAGACGGAATATTTGTATTCCTTTGTCCAGTTGTCGTACTGAGCATGAACGTATGCCTTTACGCTATCTTTCAGTTTCGCATCCTCCGCGTCCATCATCTCCTGCCTGCGATCAATCTCCGCATCAACGTCGCGCATCGCTTCTGCACGATTCGCAAGCGCGTCTATCTCGGGTTCGTCGCCGTGGAGAGAATTTACATCCCTGTGTGTGTATCCCATTTGCTTCCCCTTTGTTGGTTGACTGCAAGCGCATCCTATACCCTAAGTTTTCTGCGTGTCAACAATTATTTTAGCCCCTATGTTGACATCCGGCATTATTCCGTGCTTTCATTGCATCCCATGACTACCTACACATCCGAAGATTTCGCCAAGTGGGGCAAGGCAGGCGGCAAGAAACGCGCTAAAAATCTTACCGCTGAAAGGCGCAAAGAGATAGCCCG